TTTTAGAATTTAATTTTTCTAATGTTTTGGTATTTTTATTCAACACACTTCTAATATTAACAGCAGTAATTTTTAGTTTTGCAGATGTGATGGCCATTAATCATATACCCCCAAAAGATCTTTTGTAAGAGGTATATAAGAATTTGAAACATCTTCTGCCCCAACAAAAGGTATGGAATTTTCACTATCACCACCCACATTTGAATTAGCAGTACCCTGATTATTAACCATATCAGAAACTTTTATAGTATCCATTATTGTTACATTATTTCTTGTAGATTGTTGAAGATTTTGTGATCTAACATTTCCAGAAAAATCCATATTGGTAGTGGTATTGACCAAATCATTATAAGTATTGGCAATTGTTCCCAGTGTACCTTTAGTTCTTTCTTCAGAAGGAGATATTACATCTCTTGCAATATCTGCTGCAGCAATAGTATAACCAATAGGGCCAGGAATAGCACTACCCAATGAAAGTGCAGCACCAGTAAAGTCACCTTTAGAAGCACGATAAACAGCCATTCCTAAATCAATCGCATTTCCAATAATTGGGAACATACCCAAAGCTTTAAATCCACCTTTTTTTGCTACTTTTGTAGCAATTTTTTGAGTTGTTTTTTGAGTTACTTTAGGAGCAACTTTAGTACTAATATTAAGAACTTTACCAACTTTTCCTAATGCTTTAGGGCCAAATCTTAGCAACGTTCTTGCTATTCTAAGAGCATTCTTAACAATGACTAAACTACTTTTAAGAAATCTGATAACTTGCCTAACTTTTTTAACAAGTTTAACGGCAATAACACCACCAACAAGAACTCCAAGACCAATTAAAATTTTCTTTCCATGATCTTGTAAAAATTCAAAAAATCCTGTTACTTTATCTTTATTTTCTGACAACCATGTTAATGCCTTATCCGCTAAAAATCCTGTTGCTAAAGTGCCAAAAAATCCTATAACTTTATCAAGAATACTTCTTGCAGGAGCGGTAACAGAACTAAATGCTGTTCCTACTTTATTGGTTATCTTATTAACTGATTCTAATCCTGCCTCTATTCCACCTCTTTTTTTAGTTTCTGCTCCTTCTCTTAAAGCATCTATTTCATTCTTTTTTTGTGTTATTCTATTTCCAAAATCTAATGATAGTGCATTACCAATATCTTGAAGAATAGAATTAATTTCTTCCAAAGGACCACCACCAAATGGATTTTGTTGGGTTTTAATAATCCTTTTGAGTATCGTTATTTTCTTTTCATTCGCAGCAACCCTTTTTTCCAAAGGATCATAATCATTTAATTCAAATAATTTTTCAGTATCAAGAGAACGACCTTTGGGAACAATGGCACCACCTTTGGGGACAATAGATCCTGACCCACGACGAGTTATAGCACCCCCCTTACCACCACCGTTAAAAATACTTTTTACGTTAGTTACATTTAACTTAATGTTTGATGGTACTATCTCAGGAGTAATTGCTGCCACTTTGCTGTTGTTTTAAATTTTCTTCTTCGATGTATTGTTGGAGAAGTGAAACATATATTTCTCTCTCCCACGGTATCATGTTTTCAAGCTCTGTTAAGCTATATTTATGGTGCTGTATGAGGGCAAAATTAGTACGATAATAATTTTCCAAACTCTCATGTGCCAGAGCTAACTGAAAAAAGATGCTAATCCCTCAATTACAACCTCACTTTCAACTTTAGTCTCTGGATTTGTTACTTTGACTTTATGGGATAATTTAGGCATTGTTTCAAAAAAAGTTTCAACTTCTTTAAATTGTTTAGAGTTCATTGATTCAACAAATTCTTTCAATTCTTTTTTTGTACATTCAGCAGCAGACCAAGATTCTTCACTATTATATACTTGATTAATACAAGACATAATTACATGTAAAGATTGATCCACTTGATTTTTAGTATCACTAAGATCAAAATTAGTTTCGATAAATTGATTTAATGATGGATAATTCATCTGAATGGATAAATCATTGTCTAATTTAATAATATTAGAATGATTAGGATCCTTTTGAATTTTTATTGAATCAATATCAATTTCCATTTCCACTGTAGTTTTCCCATCATCTGGACATGTTACATTAACTTCTACAGTTTCACCAACAGATTTTCCACGAACATTTAAAAACAAATATTCAATATCAAATGTTGCCATCTTATCGACCTTAATACCTCTAGTCAAAATACAGTCAGCTAAAACTGTTTTTATTGCATTGGTAATCTGTTTTTGATCTTCAGATTCCAATGCCATAATTAAGATTTTTTCTTCTTTAACTAAAAATGGTCTATATTTAACTTTTTTATTAGTAGATGGTAATACCAACTCATATGTTGGTGTAGAAATTTTCGGTAATGGCATAATGTTTTCACACTTCAGTAAGTTTATTTATAGCAGTTTATTTAGATAAGATTATAACGATCATATGCAAATTGAACATTTACTTTTAAAAGATCTGCACCACCATATTGAACAGGTATTGATATCATTGCTTTAGGAAATGCATTTATAAAACTATATTTGATAGATTTACCAAGATTTTTTTCAAACTTAGATATTGTTAAACTTCCACATTTATATCCAATTTTTCTATCAGTATTCATAGGATAATTAAATCTCCTGTAATAATTTACGTCATCATCTCTTCTAAACTCACTATTATCATCACCTGAAATATAGTCCATCCATCCCTCAAAAAATTTCAAAACATTATAATTATCATCAATGTAAAAAGAAAAATCACTATCAATGTAAATTCTTGTATGAGCAAATTGTTGATTTACTCCATGAAAATTATCTTTAACTTCTGATGTAGCAAACGAACTAGTTGGAAGTGTGGCTTCTGCACACATTATACCAATATCACCACCAGATGCATAGTTATTTGGAATATTATAATATCTACCCAAATATCCTTTTAAATCAGCAGTTATTCCTGAAATATTAACTTGATATTGATTATTCAAAGATACCTTACTAATATCCATTTTAGTAAGTGCTGTCATTTTATAATTTGAAATAAGTCCTGACACTCTAAATATACTTATATTATTATTTCTATTTAGATGTCTTATAAGGGTCGTTATCAACCAAACAATCCCCTAAAATATAAAGGTAACTTTAGAAACATCATCTATCGTTCATTATGGGAATTGAAATTTATGAAATATTGTGATAGTAATCAAAATATTTTAGAATGGGGAAGTGAAGAAGTCTTTTTACCATATCGTTCTCCATTAGATAATAAAATTCATAGATATTTTCCAGACTTTTATATTAAAGTTAAAGAAAATACAGGAAAGATTAAAAAATATATTATTGAAGTAAAACCCAAAAAACAATGTATTGAACCCAAACCACAAAAAAAGAAAACAAAAGGTTATATTTACGAAGTTCGTGAATATGTAAAAAATCAGGCAAAATGGAAGGCAGCAAAAAATTATTGTCTTGATAGAGGATTGGAATTTAAAATATTAACCGAAGACGAACTAGGTATCACCAGATGACATATAGTTATCCAACAGAAGATAAACATAACAGAATACGTTCTGTGGTTAATGGTATCAGAGGGACAGAAGATCCTGATGATTTAATGTTGGAAATGATGGAAGCTCTTAATAAAACGGTAACACCCGTACCAGATGTAGGAAAGTATTATACATTTGTATATGCACCAAAAACACCAATCATTCAATATGATGCACATCCATTAGTTGCGGTCACTGATATATTTCAATGGGGTTTTAAAGGTTTAAATTATCATTGGGGTCAAATGAGACAATATACTTGGAATGAGATAGTTGGCCAACTGTATGAAATCTATCCTGATGAGATTGCGGATGCCAGAGAAATACCTTTTGGAAAAATAGGTCTAAATAGTTAAAAAATATATAAATGCCTCAGTTCCCGTCAGATTATACACAAACAGAAGCAAGAGAATTTAATTCTGAAACAAATTCAGGTAATAAATTAATTCAAAGTGGAAAGAAAGGTGGTGCAGTTGCACCTCAAAAATCAGAAAATTCTGAAAAAAAGAAAAAAGAAAATCAATCAAATAAGTTATTAGAGGCAAGGGTAAATGAGATAGTAAAGAAAACAGGTAAACAAGGTAAACCAGAAAAATTTAATGATTTAAGATATCCATATAGCACCATAGAAAGTAATCAAGACTTTATTAAATTCTCTGCATTTAAATATAAAAGAAATGAAAGTGCTCCTGGATCTAGTGAAAGATTAGTAACAAGAAATCAAGATAATTTGAAATCTGAGTTATTGGGTCAAATTTTACTTCCTATTCCTGCAAATCTTGTGGATTCAAACCAAGCAGCATATGGTGAAGGAAATATGAACTTCTTACAAGAAGGGGGATTGAGTGTTGCGGGAAGCCTTATGAATCTTGATGCAAAGGAGGCTGGAAATTCAATTAATCA